CTTCTTATTAACATTTTTATTAAGATACCTTTTCTCGAACAATCCATTCTGGAGCTCAGCACGAGTGCTCGAGGGATCATATTTCTGGGTGCGAAGAGGAACTTTACACTCCATGTTGGAGAGAGGGAAAAGATTACGCTCGTATGTCTGAATTATATGTTTGTTAAAACGAGAAGTAGATTGAGGGCGAAGTTGATCACTTGTTTCGATATACTGCGCTGGGGAGCCTTTACCCGCCATGTATGGCGCCGTACCGTACAACATAGTGTTAGGACGACTCGACCCAACGTTAAGAGTACTGGGCTGAGGGTATACGAAAATTTCATCAGTTGCTTTTACTGGGGGGACGGCACCGGTATTTTGAACAATGGAAAGTCCAGGTTGAAGTTGATACGCCATTTATTATTACATGAGAATATTTATCTACCTAACCGTTCCACCATGCATACCAGAACGCTTATCGCCGTTACCACCGAGACCGGAAAATGCCTCAAGTTGAACACCACGAGCGTTGGGATTGCAGAAACGGGTATCACTCTTGCACGTTGGTGCATTTTTTTTACCATAACACGCCTCCGCGAAAGCTGTTTGGTCCCCTGGGATATTAGTCACTGGGTTCGAAACAAACTGACGTTCCATAGCATTGCGAAGATACTTGGGCATAGGAGTACGAGAACGACCAGAATCGTATGGGATGCGGTCACTCGTGTAACTGTTCACGAACGTCTTAACCGTGGGGTAATAACACGCCTCCAATCTGTTGGGGGCATCACTAAAATCGGTAATCAATACATTACCCATGGGATTATCGGGTGTAGGCATTTGACAACTAACACCTTCAACTGTTCCACCATACGTTTCTTTAACCATCCTAGACTTATAAAGAACATAAACGACCGCGATTACAGTAGCACCTAAAACGAAAATCCTAGGGTCACGACGAATAAGATAAAGTATGGTACACACATAAATAATGAACCGTGAAGCAGCATTTACCCGGTCTTCTGGGGTTTGATCGTTCGTTGGCCAGAACTGATTAACCTGATCAACTCTTACGAGCTGCTGAGGATCGTCAAACCAAGTCTTCATTTAGTATATGGTAGGTTTATTTTTTAGGAAGACCACCAAGCATACTACCCATCATTTTCATGAGAGCATCCTGGTCAATATTACCTTCCCCATCTTGCATCTGGCTTGCAACACCCTTCGCAATCTTCTCTATTTGTGAGAGGGTGTCATCGGGGAGAGAAATAATGGTGGTACCGAGCATGTACAGGGTTTGAAGATACTGCCAAGTAGCACCCTTGGTGCCATCACTCATTTTACTCCAATACCTCTTAATGTCAAGCTCCTTAAGAAAATCGATAGTTTCAATTTCATCTAATAAGAAGGTTTCATCTTTGGCTGAAATTTTTGCCGCATACGGGGTTACACCCTCCATAAAACCATTTACAACGAGACGGGGGTTGGTCGACTTGAGTAGGTCGAACGAAGTGAGCATTTTCTTAATGCCTTTTTCCTCTGGAAAAGTCTTGTGCAATTCCACAAGAAATTGACTCATCATATCGTTGAATGCAGATACGGACGCCATATTCTTATACTAGAAGTTAATCTTTAAGTTTAGAAAGGTTCATTAGAAATAACCTCCTTTTGGGCTAAACCACCCGATATAATAAAAAATACCAGAATCGCATTGAGAACAGCAGGTTTGGTATATTTGTTGAGTTCTAATTTACCTTCATTATTTAAGTAAGCCTTGAGATGAATATACGCGGCAGTTATACCCGCTGCAATTAGGGCGGCACTCACTGGGTCGCGCAAATGTTCGGAGAGTTCCATTTAATAGTACCGAGGATTTTTTGTGCGCTGCTCTGGTGCATCCCCAAATAGTACATCATCATCTGGTGGTTCCTGGAATTGTTGTTGGGGGGGAGGAGGTGGTGGTTGTGCGATTGGTTCAGAAACTGGTTCTGGTGCATGAACCCCGTGTACAGTTTTGAATTCATTCTCAAGACCAGTGGGTTGAGGTTCGTTCATACCCCCCATTTCGGGTTCTGGTTCGAGTTCTGGTTCAGGTTCACCGATAGGTTCGGGCTCTGGGAAGGGTTCTTCCCCTCCATCTAGTACATCTGGGTCCATACTGTCTTCTACATCACCGTCAAGTGAAATATCTCTCGTTTCTTGTGACATGTATGTCTGAAGGATTTGTTGTATAGGAATCAGCTCTTTGACGGTGTTTTCAATGGAAAGAGAAAAACGCGTAACAAGGTTCTCATCACGAGCATATTCATTGTGTACTTCATGGAAAATGTAGGGATCTTTGTACAGATCCCGTGCAGCGTTGTTATAACATGTTTGAATAAACACCTCTTCGGTGGGAAGCTTTAGTGAAATCTTTTTGTTATCCGCTTTGAGGCGGACGGCTGAAAGAATCTTCGTACAGGCAACAAATACAGCTGCGACTAGATCCCCGAACCATGAACACCGGTCGGTGATATTATCAGCGTGACGCTTAGACATTGCATTTGACCAATTGGGAACCTCTTTCAATAACTTTTGAAACATGATAAGAACTTGTTTACCTTTAGAGGTTTTCACAGATTCAGCATACATCTCCTGAAAAATTTCAATCATAGGTGGGCACATGATGATACACATCTGTCCGAGATACTCCTTCTTCGCTTCTACGAGAACACTCAGATTGTCCATTTATGATTAAGGGGTTTTTTAAAATAATGTTTCCTACGCACTTCGTCTGTATTGATTAGCCATTTTTTTGAGGTTTAATAAATTAGGTAAATCCGCTTCGTCTTCATCTTCCGTCCTTTCCTTTTTCTTTTTAGGGACAAGCCATGAAACGTAAATATCATAATCACTTAGTAAACTTACAATAAAACCACCTAGTTTAAATTGTCTTGATACATATTTAGCTGCGAGTCTTCTGTCAAATACGGGATAACCAAGTAAAAATGTTGGAATAGTGAGAAAAATCTGTTTATGACCAAGTTCGACAGATTGTTTAATTTTCGTAGAAAATTGTTCATAAATTTTAATGTATATCTCTTTCCTCATTTGTTTTCTTTTATCATCAATTTTTGTTACGTCATTGATGCTCAACATATAATTACTGTAACTTATTTTTGGCGGAATCAAACTCACTTTTAGTGGGTACAGCAGATTCCTTTACGAGTTCATATTTAACAAACTCTTTACCCACTGCATCGCCTGTAAATGCAGAAACATCACCTGGTGCCTGAACACCTAGGGGTTGTGATCGAAGGGATACGATACGAGACTTTCCGTTTTGAACCTCAAACGAAGCTGATATAGAGAATCCAAATGAGAAACCATCCTTTTTCACACTCATAAACATGACATCATATATATCTACATTCTCCTTCCTGTATCCGTTGATGGCAGTCGTTTCGATAATATACGTACACATACCGGTACGCTTATTGATTTCATTATTTGCTTTAATAACAAAATCTTCCATCAGATCGTTATCGATACTTATTTCAATTTTCTCAAAACCTTCGAGGTTTGGTCTGGGGTCATTCAGTTTTACAGGGGGGACTGGTTTGGTGTAGCCTGAGAGACCGAATGTTTCTGTGAAAGATTCCATGTTGGTAGTTAGAAAAACCACTACCACTATGAGGGTGAACGCCAAGAAGTAGTTCATATACTATTACGCGTTAATTTTTTTTAGAGAAATTACGATATACATAGTAGATGTCGCTGCTGATATATAGTCCGAGATGTAAACATTCGATGGATGTTGTTGAGTATATAAACCAGCACCAACAATTAAAACAGCTTGTAAAATACCATAATGTAAATACACAGGGTATACCCCCTAGCTACAAAAACAAAATCAATAGAGTTCCAACTATGTTGACACAGAATGGTAAGATCCTGGTAGGAAACGAAATAAAAAACTGGCTTGATTCACTTCTTCCACAGAAGGAAGTGGTGCATAGCCCAATTGGTGGTTACGGGTGTTCAATGACAACTCTTGATGAGGGTAAGGATACAGCTGATATTTTTGCTCTTGACGATTACGGTCGAAGTCTTCAACCCCCAATGACTAAAGAACTTGAGGAAAAAATCGGTCGTGATGTGAATAAAGGTGTAACGTATGATACACAGATTTAAAGATATAAGACACATGATTATTTAGATATGAAATTAGTTACAATACAGGCCTCAGCCTTTAAATCTACATTTGAAGTTCTGAAAGATATCCTCAATGATGTAAACATCTATTTCAGGCCACAGGGGATGTACATCGTTACATTGGATACCGCACGAACTTCTCTCATTGATATATTTTTATCGGCTGATAATTTCGAAGAATATGAATGTATTCAAGAAGAAATTATAGCTGGTATAAATATTTCAAATACATTTAAATTATTAAAAACAATTACAAATAATGATGTTTTGAAAATTGAAATTAATTCTAAAGAATATATGGATATAGAAATTTCAAGTGAAGCTAAAAAGACAAATACAAAATTTCAACTGAAATTGTTAGATATCAATGAGAGTCGTATCGAAGTTCCTGATATTGACATGACAACAATAACAACTCTCCCATCTGTTGACTTTCAGAGACTTTGTCGGGATATGTCAAATATAGGAATTGATATAGAAATTAGACGAGTGGGAAATCAAATTAAATTTAGATGTGAAGGTGATTTTGCGAACCAAGAAACATTAATCGAATGTATGGAGGATAGTCCGGAAATTTCAGGTACTTACAGTCTAAAATACCTGAATATCTTTACAAAGGCGACGAGTATGTGTGCGTCTGTGCAAATTATACAGGAAACGGGGAATAGATTTTTGATTCTTAAATATAACGTCGCAAATTTAGGTGAACTCAAGTTTTACCTAGCAACTAAGGTATCTGAAGATCAGTTGTAAAATGTTTGAGTGTATTGAGTGTCTTTTTCATTCCCAATGTATTTGATAATATAATTTTAGGAAATCGTTCGGTTAGAACATCTCTGTCGTAATATAAAAAGTGTTCAAGTGGGACATCTTGACCATGGAAATCATTTCTAGGTCCAGCATATCGTTTCACCTTTTCAGTAATGTTTCGTATAGGTTTATCATCGTGATCAACTATCCAAGCACTACTCAAAGGGATACTGAAGTGCATACCAGCATCTTCGTTCACACCGGGTGTGAAATTTATATCGTTTGATATGGCCGAATAGACATGCCCGTTATAGTAGTATTTAACACGTAAAATGATATATTTGACATTTTGGGGTACAGATGTATGTCTAAAATTTCTACCGGTCACGTTGGTGTAAAATTCTTCAAGAATACCATCCCAATCTTTACTTTCCTCTAACCAAAATGTATCTTCAGTTAAATACTTCATGTCATAATCAATTTTATATTCCATCTCTTCTTTGACAATAGCGTAGTCTCGTGGTGTGGTTAAATTTTTATATACGAATAAAAGATTACTTAAAAGTTTAACTAACATTTCTCTATAAGGAATGGAAGGTAATTTTTTAAGTAGATACAACAATAAAATGGATCAATGGAAGGAATTAATAGGAAACGAACCATCTAATAAAAATAAATATGAATCCGAGATGGCCGAATATGTTATGAAATGTATGCCTTATATGAATGAACATGCAAAAGAAGGTGATGAAAAAACAAATAGGGATAACATTTTCAATGTCAAGGAAACGACGGGTTTGAAAAGAAAGGACATTTTTACAGAATATCTCATAGAGGTTGAAAAGAAGAATATACAAAGAGCACGGGAGTATAGTTCCGTGGACATATGTGAAACTTGCGGTGAAACGAGTAACATTATTCATATGAGGACAACGGCGGATTTGGTATGTGACGGGTGTGGTCAGGTGGTATCACGTGCAATGAGTGAAGAGCTCACATACAGAGAAGAACAAGAAACATCTGAGAAAATTATAAACTATTCATACAAAAGAGAAAATCATTTTAACGAATGGTTGTCACAATTTCAGGCACAAGAGATGACAACTATACCCGTTGAAGTAATAGAGCAATTGAGAATAGAACTCAAAAAAATTAAAATTAAAAAACTCGAAGATATTACACATGCTAAAATTAGAGGTTTATTGAAAAAATTAAGACTAAATAAATACTATGAACATGTTCCGTACATTACAAACATTTTGAATGGGATTAAACCACCAAATATGCCCCAAGAATTAGAAGAAACCCTACGCATCATGTTCAAAGATATACAAAGACCGTTCGATGATAACTGTCCTACCGAAAGAAAAAACTTCCTAAGCTATTCATATGTACTCTATAAATTTTGTGAACTTTTAAGTGAAGATGAATTCCTCCAATACTTCCCCCTTCTAAAATCTAAGGAAAAACTATATCAACAAGATGTCATTTGGAAAAAGATTTGTTATGATCTCAAATGGGAATTTATTCCAACAGTTTAAAGAATCCATATTATATTTACATAATGTTAGAGTGTCCAAACTTTTTAGTGTGTCATAAAATGTATGACCCAAGATTGAAGGTGTGTAGTCCATGTTTCTGGAGATTCAAAAATGAGGTACTCGAATTCAAGAATGATGAATGTCCACATTGTTTTGAAAACACTACATGTGTCAAGTTCAGAAAATGTTCACATTTCGTTTGTCTCAAATGTTTCAATAAAAATGATAAATGTGCTTTATGTTAATTACTTTCAAATTCTAAAGTATTTGAAAAAAAAATAAAAGTTGTAATTTATATTTCCTTGGAACCCCATTGTCCTTCATTACTTTCTATTTCTCAAATACTTTAGAAAAACTTTTAAATTCTAAAGTATTATGAAAACCTAAGTAAAATATAATTATTTCAAAAAGTGTACTATATCAAAATGAATACTGAACAAAACCAAGCCCTACTCGCACTCTATGAGATCGAATCTCATGTGAACCCACACCTAGAAAACATCAATCAAA